CACATATCCGCGCGGTGGTCGAAACCCCGCGGTCGGTTCGAGTAACCGTCGGCACCGGCGTCCCTTGGTGGGGACACGGGTCACTAACGATCATTCGACTGGACTTCGTTTGGAGAAAGGAAAGACTCCTAGGAAGACCAAAGTTATGACCCATGTCGCATTCCTTCAGGAATGCGACAATGGGATGGTGGAAACACTGTCCCTTTTAGGAAGAGACTTTAAGACATGTGGTATACTAGACATTGAGCGTGTCTGTGAACACTTTGGAATTTCAGAAATATCAGCAGCTGTCAAGTTCATCAAGAACTTTGTCAGCTTCTGGATTCCTTACTGTTTGGGAGATGAATTACCTCCTGGACTTACACAGGTACCTTATGGTTTTATGAAACCACAACCTCGAAGTTTCTTCCAAAACGTCTTCGGACGTGGCGGCCGTTTTGGTCGCCGAATTATCCGTCTAGCAGGTGTGATAGCGTACTCTAAGAGATTATTCCCTAATGTTCCGGACGACTTCGTCGAAATGAAGTTGAAGGAATATCAAGAAAAACTATCACGTGAGGATCCGGACTCATTCCCTCTCAAGCGCCAAATAAAGGCTGCTATTAAAAGAGAGGTCGAGAGTTTAGGGTCCTTCGTAGCCGATTTCTCGAGGCCCTTTGCTCCTTCTACCTCTTCTTGTCTTGAAGAGACGAAAGCAACGGGTGGTCTACAGAACTATGTTAGGACGATTGTCCAGGACCTAGTTGATGAGTATGAACGGGGCTCTTGGATTGATGCACTTGAATTAAGTGAAATCCAGTCATCGATCGACTTCTTCAAGAAGATTGATAGACTTGAGTCTGTTCTGGAAGAGTATCACTCAGCGGAGGACGTAGTAGATATGTTACGTCCACACTGGGCTTCACTCCTCACAGTACTCCTCGACCTAATGGTAAAACAAGTTTACTGTTGGGACCTAGAGAGACAGGGCTATGAGAAGGCCGAACCTGTTGGATTATTAGAACCCCTAAAGGTCAGGATTATTACGAAACAATCCTGGTACCTAAATCTGCTTAAGCCTCTTCAACGCGCGTGGCATGATGTTCTAAGGAACACGAGTACCTACCAATTGGTGGGTGGAGCCAACGTTGAGAGTGCTATTCAATCCCTTCCTCTCCTCAAGAAAGGAGAGAAGTATGTTAGTGGAGATTATGAAGCTGCTACTGATAACATTTATCTATGGGCTACGGAATATACTCTAGATTGCCTGCTCTCGCAGACGACCTTTGAGTTTCCCATAACCCTCAGTATGCAGGGCCATCGTTTTATGGATGCCATTCGGACACTTGCCTGGAAATCCTTTTGTTTCCTTAAGGTTCGTGTACCGGTGGGGAGAGGTCCTTCTCGGACTTATAACGAAGTTAAGGTTAATCGAGGTCAGATGATGGGAAACATACTATCTTTTCCCATTCTTTGTATCATCAATGCCGCCGTAACCCGTCTCTCTTTGCCTTCCGGTAAGTCGATTATCGTCAATGGTGACGATGTGGCCTTTTCTTGTACTCCAAAACAGTACCGCAACTGGAAATATGTGACATCCTGTGTTGGTCTCAAGTTTTCTCTAGGTAAGAACTATTTTTCTGATAAGTTTGTGATGATCAATTCACAATACTTCTCCTTCGATCAATCAAGAAGGATGTTGACCAGAATCATAGTACCAAATGTTGGGCTTCTCAATTCCTCTAGTCTCCTATCTATGGATAAGGAGACGGGGAGAGAAGTCTTACCAACTGAGACCTTGTCGTCCCTGTGGAGGGACTTTGACCTTACTTTATTACCTGAGCACAAGGCTCGAGGTTTAAAGATGTTCCAGAGACGCTACCGAAAATTTCTTCTTGACTTTCCAGGGTCCTTATTTGGGCCAAGGTGTCTGGGAAATCTCGGTGCTCCTGTTCCAGCAGACTATAAATTTACTCGTATGGAGAGGATTTGGATGGAGGCTCATCGTACTGGTGAGTTTGATTATCGTGAGGGACGTACGACAGAGTATAGTCGTATCGTAACTGCCTGTCAGAAGGTTCTTAAGAGATCTTCTGGCAATGCGGTTTACTCGGAAACCTCTGTTTCCGGGTGCCCCGATAATCGTATCTATTCAAAACGAATGTATCCTATCCGTATTCCAGATCCATATAGTCGCGGTGGGGGATTAGAAAACTCCATATGTCCGGTCAGTCGGTGGTTCTACAAACCATCATCAAAAGGAGAGGTAAGACACTTTGTCAATAGACGTTGGAGACGGTTCCTCAAACAAAGGAAGAACCATCCCATCCTGTCAGCTGACATCGGGCCTGAGGCTCTCAATAATTGGACTGAAGGACGGAGAAGGTGGTCAACGCAAGGTATGACCGCCGGGCAGATGGTCGTCAATAAGATTCTTGGCGACCTGGGGCTGGATGATGTTGCAATTTATCTCACGGGACAACAAAAGAGCTGTAGCTTGAAACAAGAGATCAGGAATGTCCATCACTCGTGTAATGATCCCTGGAACCTTGAGTTCTAGGAATAGATTACAATAATTGCAACATTAAACGAATCGAAATGGCACTTACAACAAGAAGTGCACCCAGAATGGGGGCTCAAGCCCTCGTCAACCTTATTAGGAACAATCCACAGGCGGCTTATTCGTTCGCCAGTGGAGCGGGTAAGATGCTCGCAGAAATGGTTAGAAGACCATTACCGGTTCCAACGGGACCTACTTATGGGCCCCAGAACCCGAGCATACTCGTCCGAGCGGGTGGAGGCCCTACGGGCCGAAAGAAGAAGAGGAAAGGAAATCGAGTCCAACGCCAGCAAGGGGTTCCAAGGGGAATCCCTTCGGTGGATAGGATCCGTGGGACATTCAAGTTCATTGTACCCGTCTCCTGCTCTGCAGGAGGCGTGGCCAGCTTTTGGTTCTGGCCCGGGTATAAAAATACGAACTACAATGCTTCCTTCACGTCCGTCTCCTCCCAATTCTCCAACCTCTGTTCCTCATACGCTTACTTTGAAGCGAAGAAGATTACAGTAGTATGGGATCCTTATGTTCCTTACACCATTGCGGGCCAGGCGGCCCTCGGTATACAGGAAGATCCCACAACTACCGTTGTGACTCTGACTGCTCAGAACGTGATACAGAAGGCTTACTCAGCCACCTCCGATATAAAGGAGTCCTGTGCGCTTGTCTGGCGTCCAAGTAATGAACAAGAGAGGGAGGCAAAGGTCCTCCAAGACGCATCGGCTCTGACAGCTGATCCACGTCTCCGTGTCTACGCTCCTTGTTCGATTATCTTCTTCTCCCAAAGTACATCTGGGGCTACCACTATAGGTAACCTCCACATTGAGTTTGACTGTGTTCTCTCTGGGTTATATTAATTTGATTCGTTAAACACTTAACACTTGATGTTACTTCAAGGGTACTGGGGGATCGTCCTCCAGGCTGAAAGCAACTCAGCATAATAATACACTAACTTCCCTAGACAGATACTCAGATCCCGATTTATTTCGATCACTTTTCTCATACTAGACACCATTAGGGGTTTAAGAGGTTTCCCTGAGTCTTTGATCATCGATACAGATGCTCTCAAACCTTAGGTACTTTCCTCTCTCTAATGGCTAGGTATGCGCACTATGTGTGTTAAATGTAGTGGTAAGGGGGTATTTGTCTTGTAGTGTTTCCGGGTGACCTTGCGGTCTTGTGTGGTTTGCACCACATGAAGTTTGAACTATATCTGGTCCGTCATTACGGCCGCCAGAGTGTTCTCACTCCCGTCTTTGGTTTCTGTGATCGGAAGAGGCGACGCT